AGGCGATCCGCGTATGTGGATGGTCACCATATACCTCTTTCTTGTCAGCGCACTCCTCTACTTTCGTCCATCTCTAGTGTTTGACGGCCATCGTGTTCGCGAGTTCGGTTCCGGGTCTCGCGAAGCCACTGTGTTTCCGTTGTGGTGGTGGGTCTTTGCTCTTGCAGTCGTAAGCTACCTTTCAGTGCATTACATTACACAGGCTTAACTGCAGGCGTAGTCTCTACAGCAGCCTTAATTTTTGCATCCTTCTCCTTCTGCTTCTGAATCATGTTATTCTTGAAGCGCGTGGCTTCATCAATATCTGGAATACAGACTTCCGTAATAGACGTGGATGACAATCCGTATATTCCGGCAACTGCTGCAAGGGTCAAGACATACCCAATAGAGATCCAGCTAGCACGAACTTTATTACCTACTCCACCATCAAACATCAGGTAGAAGCGATCAAAGTATCCTCGTAGGAAGTCAAATGTGCGTATAACGTACCACCCAACTGTCGGATACGCTGCCCAAATAGCTGCCTGGGTTGCGTTCTTAGATTGGTCAGTCTTCTCGCACTCCCTGAACGTTACCAAGGTAGAAAACCCGAACCCCAGAAGGAAAAACACGAGATAGACAACCAACCCCAAACCAAACACCATCCCCGCTTCCTTCATACTTGTAATCGCAAAGATGGCCATCTCTTATTATTCTCTTGGAAGACGAACTTCAAAGGTTTGCGCGATCGCAGAGAGTTCTTCCAACAGAGCCCTTCGCTGAGTGTATTGCGGTCGCGTGAGTTCCATGCAGTCAGGCAGAGTCTTCCACCCAATCGCCGAGATCTCGCGGCGTTGCATCATTGTGAATCGTTGGTGAATATCAAAGTCGTCAGGCCGGGTTAGGAGGGCCACAAAGTACTTGTGCTGGTATGGAACCCCGTTGGTTCCGTGAAACGTCTCTTCCAGCTGAACACCGCTGACCATCACATAGCAGTTGCGGCGGACGTTGGTCTCTTCAAAGAACTCGCGCTCGGCACACCCGTTGTCGCTTTCGCACTTGAGACGCCTGCCTTTTGGGAACCCCCATTCGGGCTCGGTATAGACTGATACGGCCTTTCCGATAATGTTGCGAACCTGGTCAAACTTGTCCAGCGCCCGACGGTATTCGTTCTCATACTTATCAATGCTATTCCATAGCCGTGTCCAGAGCGATTCAAAGGGCTCGTTCTGAAGTCGCCCAAGTTCAGATTGGGTCATGTTCTGTAGTAGCATCTCAACATACTCTACGTTCGCCGGATCGTATTTGCCACGAATGAATTCAGTGTATGCCATACTATCCTTTCGCCGCACCATCAAGACTTCAAGGTCGTTGATATCCAGAGGCAGCGCCGTGGGCTCGCCCGGACTCTTGCGATTCCGCAAGAGAAGGATTCCGCAAGAGAGAATCGGGTCTGGACATTCTCGAAACGGGTGTCCTCTTAGCCCGCAGTTATTACAGAAGATTGTTGTCATTCCCGCCATTGTGTCAGTTGATACTTCCTTTGCCCAGGAATATCGCCATCCATTTTTACCTCTCATAACATACAATAATGAACAAGTCCCTCTGCTACGGTTCGCCGATTACTCTCACGCCTGCGAAGGGGATTACATCGGCGTCAGTTCAGGCTGCCATGGCATCTGGAATGAAGCTTACTCCGTTCAAGAGTCTGGAGGAGGCGAAGACCGAGTGCTCTCGTGTTGGCAAGTGCACTGGAGTTGTTACTACAGGTGGTTCTCACTTTGCTTACACCGGCGACATAGCGCTTGGACCGTCGTCTGGACCAGCTGCCGCTTCAAGTGGTCAGCTCTACCCCGTCAAGGCATGCCCAGCTTCGCCTCGCGATCCTGCGGCCAGCGCGTCTCCTCAGGGATACGACATCTACGGAAACATCAACAATGCATTTTCGTCGGTGGGCAGTGCGGTTGGCAAGCTGGGTGGCAGCTCGTGCCCGACGGCCGAGCAGCAGAAGGCGGCGGCCGATGCCGAGGCGTCCAAGAAGCGGAACTGGACCCAGGGCTTTTTCTGGACGACGGTGGTTGTCGTTCTGATTAGCGGCTACCTGGCCTACAAGTACTTCGGCAATTCTCCCCAGCTATCTTTTGGTGCGCGTGCCTTCTACTGGGCGCTCTACACCGCGATCGTTGCCCTGGTCGCCTACGGCATTCTCTTCATGGTGGAGGGAATCAAGGGCGAGGCGGCGAAGTCCGATAACCTGGCGCCGGTGCCAGTAGAGTACACGAAGCCCGTAAGTGTTCCGGCTGCCCAGGTGCCCCCGCAGGCTGGCAAGAACGGCGGCAACTTCGGCATGCAGTGGTGGATGTATATCAAGGACTGGGACTACAAGTTTGGTCAGGAGAAACCCGTGTTCCTCCGCGGACCCCGCGGTCAGCAGAACCCCTACGTGTATCTCCACCCGACGGAGAACAGCCTGTGCGTCAAGATCAACGTCTATAGCGCCCGGAGCGGACGTGGTATGCGCAGCTCCCCTGGATACCCTGGAGCCGACGGCAGCGCCACGGATGACTCTTACACGTGCGTCATGAAGAACGTCCCTCTCCAGACGTGGTTCTGCGTATCTCTCTCCCTCAGCGGCCGCAACCTGGATCTCTACCGCGACGGTCGCCTCGTGCGTTCGTGCGTGCTCTCCGGCGTGCCGCGCCACCCTACGGGCTCCCTGAATATCATGCCTGGCGGCGGATTCTCGGGTCACGTCATTGACGCCTACCACCTGTCCCGCGCCCTGACTCCCACAGACGCCCAGTACTTCTGCGCCCAGGGAACCAACGGCACGAAGTTTGACACCCTGCCGTCCAAGCCCCTCTTTGGATACAAGGTGAAACTCGGAGTTATTGACAGCAAGGGAAAGCAAATAAAACAATACACTTGGTAAATAACAATAGATGGAACTGCGCGTCATACTCCTGTCGCTGATGACGCTCATCGTCGTTGGAATCGTGTTTCTTATCGTGTATGAGCTATACTACGGCTCTTACAGCGGAGACAAGAGCTACTCGCCGATCACCCCGTGGAATACGCAGGTCTCTATCATCGACTTCCTGCACCTCGGTACGGAGTTTGTAAAGTTCGACCAAGTACTGCCTCGCTCGCGCAACGAGCAGCAGGGTGCTGAGTTCTCGTATGCCGCGTGGATCATCGTGGATAACTACGACTACGGCAGCCCCCGCCCCGTCCTTTTCGTGAAGGGCCGCCCCGATATGTCGGTAAAGTCCCCCGCAGTGTATTTCACCAAGGGCACGAACGAGATGACAATTCTCCAGGATACCTATTCCAAGGATCAGGTTGGAAAGGTGGTCATCAACAACCTCCCCGCTGGTAAGTTCATCCACCTTGCCATCACACTGAATCAGAAGTCGATGGATGTGTATATCAACGGCATGATCTATCAGCATCTCACTCTACCCGCCCTTCCTCTGCAGAATACAGAGAGTCTGTACATTGCAGATAATGGTGGATGGTCTGGCATGATTGGTGATTTCACCTATTACAATTACATGCTGACGCCCGGCGAAGTCCATAACCTGTCGCTCAAGAAGCCGCGTCGTGACCCGAATGACCTGCCGTATTACCCCGATTACCTGGACACCAGCTGGTGGATGGGACGCGCTTAAAGTTTCATATTGATACTTCCCTGGGCCTTGTTCATTTCGTCCTTGCCCTTCTGAATCTGCTCCTGGACTTCCGCGAGCTTCTTTTCGCCCTGTGCGACCCGCATGGAACACAATGTATCATTAATGCCTTCGCGCTGAGGCAGAAAAATTAGAATAATAGCCGCTGCTAGGAGAAACCAGATTAGAAGACTTTCGGTCTTGGTTTTCATTACTACTTATCCCCGAGATTATCTGCTTTCAGGTTGTCGGGATCTCCGTACTTGCGGACACCCTCCTTCTTCTGCTGATCCACCACCGAATCTACGTTTGAAGCCTTCTTGGCGATTTTTGCCACAGCCTTCTCTAGTGCCTCTAGTGAATCTTCTTCGGTCAGATGCTCGCGGGCAGGAAGCATCATTACAACACATACTGCCAGAACTACAAACGCGACCATGAGACATGACGAGAGGTTGAACTTCATCTTTATTCTTAAGTAATCAATAAAGATGACAACCTACTGCACAGGTGGAAATGGTGGAAAGGATTCGAATGCAACATTTGTCAATCGTCTGCGTGATTCCTCTGATGTAACAACCTATCTTCGTCAGCAGGGGGTACGGAACAATTACCAAATCCTGCAGGCAAAGAGCCAAACATTTCAGGGGGGCATTCCTGCCAATGATCTCTATGATATGGCGAATCTAACCGGAAAGACGGGGCCCTACACATCTCTCATCAGTGGTGTGTCTATTACAGCCTCAGCATGCGTTACTTGCACGGGTCAGCTCCCCTTCAACCTTGGCCAGGCTGCATCTCTTGTGGGCTAAGGACAGACTCGGGTTCGGCGTCTGTAACAAGTTGATCATGTGTTTCATAATTGCGCATGGTACGACGAAGAGAGTCGCGAACCTTCCTTTTCTGGGTCTTGTTGAATTTTCCAGGGGTATAGCTGAAGAATAGACGCAGAAACTCGGGTGAGCGTTTAGGAGTGTTCTTGTACAGCTCAAACTTGTGCGCCTTGATTTCCCGGAGTGTAGTTTGGTGCCCAATACAATCTAGGGGCGTCAAGAGCACAAATCGGCGCTTGCCCTCCGTGTGTGCAACGTCAATGAGTCGCTGGGAAATACAGACAATACGATCTGCGTCATACCCTTCTAGGAAATGAGCATCAGCATAGACGAACCCAAAGAAGAACTGCAGAAGGGTAGGAATGGATGCTACCTTAATTCCGTCGCGGAGCTGATGATAACTATGACACGCAAAGGATTCGAAGAGTCGTACCAGGAGGAATCCGCTCTTGATTTCAATGATATCTATATGATGAGGAAGAAGCTCTGCATACGCAGCTTGTTCTACGATCTTAACCTTCTCTCCTCCTAGAATATCAGCAAACACATTGACGTAGTTGTCAAACGTATCCGGCGTTACCAAGAGATCTATAGGAACGTTCCACGTATTGTTCCGGCGCTTTGCATGCAGAGCCGCCGCATGGAATCCTATGAGAACAACAGATTCAGTTTTGAGAACTTTTTCAATACGCGAGCGCTCATTGTCGCTCAGTGGAACACGATCTCCACGCTTCTTGGTATCGCATCCTACAGGATAATGTTTGTTCAGAAGCATCAGACGATCATATACCTTTGTCCATCGCGACACATCTCCGCGAGGCCGAGAGAGTTCAAGATACATCGACATGCGAAGGAAGTTAGGTGTGACATAGTGGATCTTGTCCTTCACAAGTTTTTCATCCCACAACTTGGTGAAAATAGGCGTCTCAAGGTAGGTGATATCTGCCACACCCGTAAAATCTACAAACACCTTGAACGTCATCAAGTGCATCCCAGGCTTGACTTCCACATTGGTGAATCCTAGAGCATCAAAGCGATCGGCAAGGCGCATGGCATGGAGCTGGGGCTCTTCGCTGTAAAAATCGTAGTCGGGGACAACGTAGTCGGCGTCGTAGAACTGATCTTCTTTCGGGAGCAAATTATTGATTGCGGTACCTCCGTAGCACAGGACACGAGACTCCTGAATAAACTGTTTGACAACCTTTAGGATTTTTCGTATCGACGGGGTATGTGCAAACTCGTAGTCCGCCTGTAGTTTGGCTTTCTTTGCCAACTCTTCCATTGTTCTATAAACGGATAAAATGGATTGCCAAGAATATTACCGATGAAGGAGTAATGGCAGATAAACAGGTGTCCCGTCGTCGTCGCACAAAGAGCGGAGAAGCAGCGCCACCCCCACCCGACAAGAAGACATCGCCCAAGAATAAGAGATACAACCTTCGCAATCGTAACAAGAAGATGCCCGATACCGTTCGCTGGGTTGATGACGATACTCTCTTTGATGAGGACGATGATGACGACTCAACATACCACGGCGAGGAGTCTGAGGCAGAGTCTGAGGCGGAGGATAGCACCCACAATATCACAATCCCGAACGGAATGCCTGTCTCTGTCAAGATCCATCTTCACTTGAACGCCGAAGAAGATTATGACGAAGACGACGACGAGGACGGCTTTGACGAGGACGAGGAAGAGGAGGAAGACGATGATGAGATCCCTGAATCCTTTATCACGGCGATGCTGGCTCGGCATCTTGGAACAAACGCACGAGCTGGACGCGGTGCTCCCCGATTCATCGTTCTCGGTGACGAAGACGAGAAGAAGGGCCTTAAAAATAAGGGGAAGGAGATCCCCGAGCCCCCAATACAGCTATCTCGCAAGGAGTTGGCGTACTACGAAGAGATGAAGAATCCTGCACGCAAGGCGGCTCTTAAGAAGATGTACACGATCGCCGATCTCCTGGACGACTCTGAGATGCCATACAAGTTCCGGGTACTGCAACTCAACACAACCCCCAAGATTCAAGCTGATCTCATTCGTCGGATTGACACGATCACGCGTATGGGTCCTGAGAGTGGCGAGGCTCAAAAGATGCGTAATTGGATTGATGGTGTGATGCGCATCCCCTTCGGGAAGGTCATCCCTCTGCCTGTCACCATCAAGGACGAGGCTATAAAGTGCTCTGACTTTCTCAAGAACGCGCGGACGACTATGGACAAGGCGACCTACGGAATGGCACCTGCCAAGACCCAGATCATGCAGATCCTGGCTCAGTGGATTTCCAACCCGGAGTCGGTCGGCAATGTCATTGCGATGAAGGGGTCGATGGGTGTAGGCAAGACGAGCTTTGCCCGCAATGGAATTGCCGGTGTTCTCCAGCGTCCGTTCATGTTCTTCTCGTTGGGTGGTGCATCGGATATCGCGCACTACACGGGTCACTCTTACACCTACGAGGGATCCTCGTGGGGACGCATCATTGATGCCATCATGCAGGCGCAGTGCATGAACCCCGTGCTCTACTTTGACGAGCTGGACAAGATCTCGGGGACCCCGCACGGCGAGGAGATTACCTCAATGCTCATTCATCTCACGGATCGGTCGCAGAACTCGCAGTATCACGATCGCTACTTTGCGGGGATGGACTTTGACTTGTCGGGATGTCTCTTCGTATTCTCGTTCAACGACGAGAGCAAGGTTCATCCAGTGCTGAAAGATCGTATGCGCGTCATTACCTGCCCGGGATACAAGGATCCCGAGAAGAAGGTCATCGTCGCCAACTATGTCTGGCCCGATGTCTTGAAGCATGCAGGGATTGCTCGTGACGATCTGTCGGCAACAGAAGAGGCGGCCGAGCACATCATCAAGGAGTACTCCAACGGCGAGGAAGGTATGCGCAATCTCATTCGGGTTGTGGAGACGGTGGTCTCGCGCATCAACCTCTTGCGCATATCAGACGAGGAGAGCGCTAAGGCCTACAAGTTCTGGATTCCAGTCAAGTTCCCGATGAAGCTCAGCGTGAGCGAGGTGAAGACGCTGCTCACCGACTTCGCCCCGATCGCACCCGAGCACTGGCGTTCATTATACACATAAAGATATGGGCTGGCAGAACAAATGTCCGGCGCACTGAAGGAAGAAGTTCAATTCGCCAAGAAGCATATTCGTAATCGTTTTTCGATTATGCTTCTTCCCCACATCTCCGACGGTGTCTGGAGCGTCTATGATAACGCAAAGACCATTTGTGACAAGAACAATCAGACCGATCAGATTCTCAAGACGTTCCAGAATCTTCTCACACGTATTCCTACATGGACGGAAGACGTTCTTACCACCGAGGTCAAGCGCATCACAGCTGCCTCCAAGTGCTCGTATCTAGAGGAGCTGCTTACCGGAGTCTTGATCACCTATCTCCGGGCGTTTGCGGCAGTGCAGTACCGCTCGACCAAGGATAGTATTGAGGTAGAGTTTGAGCGCCCGCCCCTTCCCAAGTTTATCCATGAGCTCTACAAGGAGGTCGCGCGTCGCTGCTGGGAGCATGCCTACCTATTCAGGACATTCGGGGTCACGACGGAACAGCAGGCACGTAACCGTAAAGAGATTGATGAGCTCCTGGATACTACGTTTGATGTTGTCCTGGACTCCTTCCTCCCTTGGCAGTCGATTGTGAATACCTACTTTTCTGCCCCTGAGAAGTCACAGGCTGCTGAGGATGTCATTCAGCCGACCGACACGGAGACGGAGGTGAATCTACCTACGACAGAAGAGCCAGCGGCTGCACCCGAACCCGGAGCGGGACCCGAGGTAAAGAAGGAGGTGTCCTTTGGAGGAGCAGAGGTTCGCGAGCACGATACGGACGATGAGGATGAGGACATTCCCAAGATGAAACTGTCCGAGGAGAATGTAACTCTCGATGTTCCAGAGGAGAAGACTCCCGAGCCCGCAAAGGAGGAGAAGGTGGATCTGGATACCACAGACGGTGAGCTCGTTCTAAAGCTATAAACAAAGAGGGATAGAATACTCAAATGATTGATACAAGTGTTCTTGCAATCATAGTCGCTGTGGCTGTCATCGCTGTTATTGTCTATGCCGTTGAGCGTTACACGAAGCAGAAGCCGATTGAATGGACAGATGCGTCGAAGGTTGGACTTCTGTCCGGTGCGGGCGCGGGAGGGCTGGTGTTTGCGCTGGGTGGGGATGGTGAGTCTGTCGCTGCAACCGTTGCGTCTGCAACAGCTGCGGCACAGGATATGTTTGTCGGCAAGCCGTCATTTTAACGACGACGATGACGACGGGTGGAATGCTTTCCTCCACGGCCGAATATACCTTTGACCTTGGAGAAGAGACTTGGAGCTGATGATTTTGCAGGTGCAGATCCCGAGCGTCCCAGAGTGGCTGCGACAAGAGCCTCGTCGCGATCCATCGGAGGAGCAGCTACTTTTACAAGATGCGTCTCTGCAAGATATACCACGAAGGCTGCGTCCCGCTTCCAGGCGTCGCTTACAGTATAAACCTTGACGTCGCCAGTCTCTGGATTCAACTGCAGGATCATCCTATTGGCGTCCATACCCTTTTCAACCTTCTCAAATATGACAATTTGAGTGTATCTATCCAATTTATAGTCATTCGAGCCGTACTTCTCCAGAGTCACGCTTGGAGGTTCGCCCTTAGGATTTTTACCCATCTCTTTGGACAGGGATGCGTACAATGTCAGAATTTTGGGTAGAACCTCGCGATTGAATCCAAAGGTCGCCATTATACTTAAGGTTCTATAAAAAGCACACTCTCACCCTGCGGGACCTTCTCCGTATAGAGATAGACAGATCCAAACTTGTCTATCTGCTTACGCGGAACCGCAGTGTCACGGCAGTACTTGGCAATCGCCTTGTACAGATGGAACCCGCGATACCGTTCGCTGAAATCGCCATTGTGCGGATCACGGAACAGAATGGACTGTCCGTCTGGCAGCAGCAGCCACGTCATGAACATCTTGAAGATTGGGTTGTTCTCATACTCCTCGCAAGGACCGTTCGGGAAACAGTCCCAGAACATAGAGGTCGCCAGGCGCACCAGATCAAACGAGGGATTGGGCTTGATTTCCGAGTACTTGGAGTTGTAGAAGGGCTCTACATTGTACTGCCCTCCCGCCTCCTCATCCTGCTGGAACTGATCCGACATGAAAAACTTGGACTCGCGCATCTTTGGTAGCTTCACCGAATACGTAGCCCGATCAAAGTCAATGATCTTAATCAGCTTTCCAAAGGTGGGTAAGCGGTACATCTTGCCTCCCGCGTTGTAGTAGAAATACTCGGTGTCCGTGGGGACGTACATGACATTCATCACGTGCAGATCGTTGTGGCACAACCCAAACGTCCGCTGAGCAAATGAGAGAGCAAAGATGATCTGCCCGATCCAAGCACACCGTTTGGGTGTCTCGGGGTTCTCCCGGAAGAGTTGATACAGCGTTCCGGAACACGCCTCCATCACTGTGACCTGTACTGGACAATCCTTGAAAATTGCGTGGGCAAACGGATCGGGATTCTCTGCTTCCTCGGTAAAACCTCCCCCGTTGTCCTCGTCGTGCTCATCATCCTCATCTTCGCCATCGGAGGATTCGCTTGAGCACGAGTGGATCTCAAAGATGTAATCTGTTGAGCAGCTAGACTCTCCGTCTTCGGCTTCCTCCTCTAACTGCTCATTGTCGGCATCATAATCTTCGGGCTCAGGGGGAGGTAGAACTGGAGATGTAATCATAACAGTGGGAGCCTCAATATCTTCAACCCCGAGATCAATAGCTTCAGTTGGTTCCTGAAGTTCAAGAACGGGCATTTCAGACTTCCGAAGACGAAGATCAAAGAAATGACCAATATGGCTAGCGAACCATGGGCGATCGCATAGATCCTCGTAGTCATCTGAAATATCAATAGAGTGACGCTCCTCGATACCTGAGAAGACACCATATACCTTCGGGAAATGCTGGCATCCCGATTCAGACAAAAGAAGGCATGCTAAGGATCCGACATAAGCAGCATTGTGTGCCGACTGATGGGGAAGAGGAGTGTCCAGGACATCCTCCTTGTTCGGTAGCCCTGTTGCAGCAAACTCTCCGCGCATCACGCGGTATGAGGGGTATAGCATCGTCTTCTTCAAGTGAACCTTGATCTCCTTTCCTCCAGAATAGATAGCCGACTCACCAACAATGGTCTGAATCGAGTTCTGTGTCTGAATACCGTAGTGGTATGGCATCCGAACATTGTCCAGCTTGAACAGCTTCTCGATGGACGGAAAAAAAGGTTGGATGCGCCGAAGTCCCCAGTGTTTCTGGGCCTGCTCCTGAAGTCCCTGGATGTTGGTGCATCGATGGACTTCAAGTGGAATGTTGTTTGTCCTCAAATCGGGGGTCGGCTTGGGCATTATACTCTGCCTAGGAAACGGCTACTTATCTTTTTACGCTGTTCGGGGGTATAGTCCAGGGTACCATCCAGGACAGACCCTGCAGCGGGGAAGTAGAGGTCAAAGACATTGCCTAGAAGTCCTTTGAACACGTATCTCAATTTGTGTGAAAGATCGTCCATGAAGATGAAGATGGTAAAGAAGAAGAAGAGACCCGACGTATAGGAATCAATAAAATGTTCCAGGCCACGGCGAACGGGAATAATAGGCGTGCTGGTGTTGATGTAATGCACCAGCCAGAAAGCGACGACAGAGACCACTATAATCTCAATAACCACGTCTGATATCTGGAAAAGCATTCCTTTGTGTTCCCATTCCCTTCCTTCCTCATTTTCTGGATCATACATGTCAAACGTGTAGTAAAAGACAAAGGAAAGAACCGCACCAGCGATAGCATATATGAGTGAAAAAATTACGATATTTGCAGTTACCAAGAATGCATCCCCTCGCTTGAGATGGACGGTGTGCATCCGATTGACGTACTGAACCATTGTTAGTTATACGTGAAAAAATAGAATATGCTCCCTTGGTAATATGAACTTCAATATACGAAGGTTCAACATGGAGGTGATCAAACAACGATGTGCAATCGACTCGCACAAATCTCCGATGATCCTCTTGATAGGTAAGAAAGATACGGGCAAATCGTTCTTGGTCCGCGATATCCTCCATCATACCCAAGATTGCTACCCTATTGGGACTGTTATTTCAGGAACAGAGGTGGCCAACGAGTTCTTTCAGCACATGGTTCCTTCCAAACTCATTCATGACAAGTACAAACCTGAAATTGTCATAAACGTCGTTAAGCGTCAGTTGGCACTCAAGCAGCAGCGTAATCACATGAAATCTACTACAGTGGATCCTCGCGCGTTCTTGATTCTCGATGACTGTCTTTTCGATGATAGCTGGATCCGTCAGGAATCTACCCGTTACGTGTTCATGAACGGTCGCCACGTGGATCTTACAACCATGATTACGATGCAGTATCCGCTTGGCGTTCCTCCCAGTCTGCGCACGAACGTAGATTTTGTCTTCATACTGCGCGAGAACATTATTGGAAATCGTAAGCGTATCTACGAGAACTATGCAGGTATGTTCCCCACGTTTGATATGTTCTGCCAGTTTATGGATCAATGTACAGAGAATTTTGAGTGCCTGGTGATTTGCAACTCATCCTCATCCAATAAACTGGAAGATCAGGTCTTCTGGTATAAGGCTAGTGACCACCCGCCCTTCCATCTATGTGCGGACTCATTGTGGGTGGATAACAAGCCATTTGCTTCCACGATGCTGACATCTGACGACTACAATCCGGCTGCTATGCGCGGAAGGGAACCGTCGGTGTGGGTCAAGAAGGGAGGCCCCGGGCCTTAATTCCGCATTCCACCCTCCGAAGGATGCACCGGCACCTGGAGATCCGCTAGCTGATTACGCTGCGGCGGAGGCTCGGGAACACCCGCCTCCAGACGACGACGGGCATTCTCCTCCTTCTGTGCCTTGATAGAGTGCTCGCGCTCCTCTGCGAAAAAGAGCTCGCGATTCGCCTCGTTTTCCTTGTACTTGCGCATGATCTCGTTGAGCTGCGAGTTCGCATACTCCACGTTCTCCATGAGGTGCTCAGATGGCTCCCACGGCAGCCAGCAGCCCATACGACCGATCATCAGATTGTCCTTCGGGTACTTGCGCTGCAAGACTTTGCACCAAAGCTGCGCCTCCTCATAGGAGGGGAACGCGCGGCGCACCTTGACACCGCGAATATTGCACTGAAAGTTGTTCTCGCGATCGAACGACTCCTGGATCTCCTTCTCGTGCTTCAGCAGGAACACCTGGTACTGCTCGGGAATATCCGACTTCTTGATCTCCGCGCGATGCGTCTTCTCAAAATCGTGAATGTCCTTCATGACATCGTCAATCTTGATAGAGTACTTGTTGGAGAGATACGAGGCCAGCGTCTCCAGCCCCTTGACCTTGAAGTCGTACTCTGTCCACTGCATGAACTTCTGGAAAAAGTAGTCCTGCTTCTTGGCCAGCACCTTCTCAGGCGACAGGAAAGAGACAATGCAGTAGCGCTGGTTAGGGAGCTCCGGGTCCTCATCAAGGTAATCCACGATCTCGCCGTCCTCCTCCTTGGGTAGTTCTACACGCTTGCTGCTCATTTTATATATGTCCATGTCAGCATTGTTAAAATAGAAACGCAGGGAACAGATCTTAACTACAGTGGTTCTTCATCATGGCAATACCTGAAATGATAAGGCCCAGTCCAAGATACTGGCTTGAGTGTTTGAGGCGGTCGCCGAGAATCACATATGCCGCCACGCTGTTTAGGATCCCAGACACTCCGTCCCACATTCCATTGACGTATAGGAGATTGTCCAGCCGCAGTGATTGAATTAGGAAATACACTACCCCGGCATACCCCACCAGTCCATGCATCAAGTAGCTGGCCTTGTTCGTCTGGGCATAGAACCGAAGTGCAAAGTCGCCATAAATCTCTACGATGGACAGAAGAATAATTGTCACAAAAGATTCGTCAAAGTATCCTGCCATTATGAGCCCCTCCTGAAATTTTCTCCTTCAACAAGTATAAACCAATATGTCCGATGCACCCTCTGCCGCCCCGTCTATGGGAATCGATGTCGCCGACCTGGTCAAGCGCCTGGTAAAGTACGCCCTGGAGGGCCTCGCCGTCGCCGTGGCGTGCTACCTGCTCCCCGGCAAGAAGCTCCGTACGGATGAGATCGGCACGATTGCGCTCACTGCGCTGGCCGTGTTCGCCATCCTCGATATCTATGCCCCCTCCGTCGGCTCGTCCGCCCGCACGGGTGCCGGCTTCGGTATTGGCGCCAACCTGGTTGGCTTCCCGGCTTAAACACAGGGTGCCCTTACTCTATAATGTTCAGACTCAACGGTTACTGGTTCGTGGTAGCGCCCAAACCTGGAGAACCTCCTCGCCTTACGCATCACATTATGTGGAACGTTGCGAAAGGCGTGGATGCTCAAAAAGCATACCGTGAATGGTATGCGAAGGAACGTAAAATAACGTCTGTCCTCTATCCAATAATACCGCATGACTGATTACTTAACAACGGGTCTGCAGGCTAGCGGGATTACCCTGCTGCTTCTCGTGCTCTTTGTCACGTTCTACTGGGCGTTCCGTGGATTTCTCCCTGCCAGTCGTATGGTTGAGTTGGATCTTGAGAGTGACCTTGCCGCCAACCGCGCGACCTTCTACTTCTTCTACGTCAAGTGGTGCCCATACTCCCAGGACGCTGTCCCAAAAGTGGAGAGCCTCGCAGAGGTCGTGAAAGATTTCACATACGGCGGAAAGACGGTAGAAGTCAAGATGATTGACTGCGATGTCGATAGCCGTGAGTGCGAGACGTTCAAGGTTGATGCATACCCTGCCTTCAAGCTACAGACCAAGTCTAAGCTGTACGAGTATCTAGGTCCCGGAACTGTCAGCGTGATGCGCAGCTTCTTGAAGTCGGCCCTTGGTCCGGAACAGAAGGTACATATGTCGTCCGACAGCGAGTAGTTTTTCAATTGCCCCCCGATTATCCCAGAAACTAAACATCTGTGTGCTGTCCTCGACCAGCAGACACGTGTTCGCCGGATACTCACGTTCTGTAATGTGCGTCTCCATGATCGGTCGGCAGAACGGAAGCATCGCTACATAGTTCTGCGGGGTGATCCTGGGAGAATAGGTGGTCGTCAAGAGCAGGCATTTATGGCGGTCGGCTCGGGGAATGGCGGTCATGATATTTGTGCAGAGAACTGCTCCATCCACAAACAGGGTGTCACCAATCGTGTGCGGTGTAAAGATGAAGGGCAATGACATGGATGCGCGCAAGGCATCCCAGAGCCGCATTTGGGGTCCAAACTTTACGATCTTAAGGTTCGTGACATCAGAGGCTATGATGTGCAGGGGTACAGCTGCATCGCCTACACGCAAGGTCTTGAGATCGAGACCCTTCTTTGCAAAGATTTCCGAGAGAGTCTTGAAGACTAGAGTGCCGTCATCGAGACCATTGGTGGCTCCAAACCCGATAAAGGCTTGGAGACGCAGGGGTTGAATGCTATCTTGGATATTCACGAAATAATCAATCAGCTGGTTGAGTTCGTCGATTGAAAACTTGAAGCTGACTAGCGCACCCATGATTGCGCCAATGGATATCCCATAAATCCCTTCATGAAATATCTTGTAAAGCTGCGTCTCACCCTTTTCGGCAGCGATCTCGTGCAGAGCACCCAGTTGGAGAGCTCCTCTCATACCGCCTCCGTTCAAACCTAAAATGGTGTGGTTCATCGTTGTGTGTTCTTTTCTGCGTCTATGAAAATGATTCGGGCCACTGATTTGTGGAAACACGAACAACAGCGCAAAATCATTAACATGCAAGCTATGAAACCAGTGCTCTCCAACCTCTTTTCACAGATCAAGACCCATGCAGCCACCAATCATGACGCGCCTTACCTGGCCTTTGAAGTTCCGTCGTTTGTGTTTGGCTACCCACTCTTTGACCACCGCGAAGCCATTCAGTATGTTGTGGAAACCCTGCAGGAACAGGGGTTTCAGGTCTGGAATGTAGGTCCCTCCACCATCCTGATTTCGTGGATTCAGCCACCTGCTGGACAACGTACGGTGAGAGCACCGCCACGCAGCGGTCCAGGATACCGTCCCTTCGTCTATGATGACTCCTCCATGGCTTTCCTTCGTCAAAAGATGAACTGACAAAAACGAACTTCAATATACGCCCACATGACAGACGCAAGAATGTGTGAGCACGATCCCCGCAGAATCGTTGTAGAGGAGGGACAGCACGTATGCACCTCCTGTGGAATTATGCTGGATCAATCGATTGACGAAGGTGCCGAGTGGCGATACTACGGCGCCGACGACAGGAACGAAGACCCTTCGCGCGTGGGTCTCACCATCAGCCAGCTGCTGCCCGACTCGTCATACGGATCGATGATGATGAACCGTAAGGTAGGGTCTGCAAGTTTCCGAAGCATTCAACGCCTCTCGGCCTGGTCGTTGGCATCCCATTCCGAGCGCTCGTGGCTGTCCATCTTTGAACTGGTGAATCAGTACGCTTACCGCAACGGATTCACCAAAGCTATTCTCCAAGAAGCCTGCTCGCTCTTGAAAAGTCAGGAGGATGCTCTAAAATTACGAGGAGAGACCCGCCGCGCACTCCTGGGTGCTGTGTTCTTTGTGGCGTGCCGCCGCTTTGATGTGTCACGCACACACGAGGAAATCGCAGAGATTGTGGATGTCTCGACTCGCTCGCTGTCCAAAGCTATTCAGCGCTTCGGGATTATCGCCGACGACAATCCTCTCCTGAAAACTCAGTTGTCTTTGGCAGAGCGCATGATGAACGGTCTGGGGGTATCGGAATCCCAGCGAGATACGATCCTGGCCTCTATTCGGGCTATCTTCAAGAACCCCGACGAGGAGCTTGAACATACACCGAAAGTGATGGTGGCTGGTCTGATTGCGAAGACGCTGTGTGGAGGTCTTGACAAGACCAGGACACGGGCATTCCTGAAAGAGTTCGCGAAGCACTCGGGAGTGTCGGCGGTTAGTATTCAGAAGGTTATGCAAGTTTAGTGATCGTCATCCTCGCACTGTATCCCGATGGACATCCGGGTATAACGTTTGATTCAACAACGAGGAATATGGCATCCATGGAGGCGTTAGCCGTGCATAACATAACGTCTATGCTGTCTCCTGCTGAGAGATTCACGACGGATGTACTTGTTGGCTGCAGGATATTTCCTGTGTCATTTCGCGTTAAAACTGTAGTTCCATCTATATCCGTTTCCCCCTTCCGTAGCCATGTGGCTATCAAGGGTGCGTTATAGGCTTCTATTAACATCTCATAATCAACTCTATATGTTCCCGACTGAGATGCAAATACTTGATCTCCGCTTAAATCCATACCATTTGACCAGATACTACCTGTCCAAAGAATGGGTGCTGCAGGGTATGACATGATGTCACTAATATCTTTCACAGCATGTATTCCAACCGTAGCCCCGCCTCCGCCGTAGGGAGCCCCGTTGATGTTGGTAACATTGATATTCGATATTGTCACCTCTCCACTGCTGAAATCGCCAGTGATCAGGTTTGAGATCACCAGCTGGTTGTCAAGTATGTTCTCTCCGCCGGCATCTTGGCCAATAAAGATGCAATTTGATCCAGTATTGGCGTTCGCCGCACGCGTTCCTATAGCAATCACATTCGAGCCCGAGTTGTTGCATCCGGCGTCAGTTCCCATAAAAACTACAGTTTCCCCCGAGTTTCCAACCCCTGCAGATTTTCCGATGATAATAACATTGCTTCCTACACCATTTGAACCAGCTTGGTATCCGACCGCAATCACATAATCCCCCGAATTGTTCTGCGCTGCCTGAACTCCAATAGCATCTACGACGTTGCCACTATTTGAATAGGCTGCACTTTCGCCCAATCCATTAACATATGAACCCCGATTGCTGGTTCCGGCGTGACGTCCGATACAAGCTACACTGTCTCCAATATTGCCGAATGCCGTACTTTCCCCAAAACCAACTACGTCTATTCCAGAATTGTTTGTTCCCGTCTCGTTTCCTATAAACGTTGCACGAGCTCCCGAGTTGCCAAATCCCGCGTTACTTCCAATAGCTACAAGATGCTGTCCCACATTCCCCGAGCCAGCATTCAATCCAATCGCACACACGTTTGATCCTGTGTTTTCATAAGCCGCATTCCCACCTCCGGCAAATACATTGTCCCCGATATTGTCTTGCCCAGCGTCTGTCCCAAAAAAACTTACTTCGTTTCCAGAATTGCGGTATCCAGCATCGAAACCTAGCGCATTTACATTTGAGCCCGTGTTTGATTCCCCAGCCCGTCTGCCGAAAGCATTTAGACTCCTTCCAGTATTGAAGCGTCCAGCGTTTGATCCTAGACAATTCACGTGGATATTTGCATTGTGATCTGCTGCATTCACCCCAATAGCAACAAGGTTTTCTCCAGAGTTGTCAGTCCCAGCACTGCTGCCTATCATCGTCACATTATCTGCTGTATTGCTCAGACCCGAGTTGTATCCAATAAGCGTAACATTCGCTCCCGTATTTCTTGTCCCTGCATTGCGTCCGATGGCACAGACGTTCGTTCCTTCATTCTCTATGGCAGCATAGTTTCCCAACGCCACAACATGACTTTGGCTGTTTGATTGAGCTGCGCCGTCTCCAAGGGCCACTACACTATCACCACTGCTGTTAAAGGCCGCGCTGTATCCAATACCAATTGATCGCGAAGCTCCGCCGTCGTTGGAGCCCGAGCTCAGCCCGATATAGATACTATCTGCAGCAGTAATCACAAGACGATTATCACTTGCTCCCCCACTAGCATCAACTGGTAGTCCATTGATGGTATCTGTACTGATATTCGTTGTTACGATATTTGACGCGTTGATGATATTGAACCCGGCAAGATCTATATACCTTACCGCAGGATACTCTGCCCACTTTGCGACTCCTGCAGCTATCGACTCACTGATAGTGAGTGTTGTCGCCACAGCATTTCCATTAACATACAGATTGTAGGAGGTATCTGTTGTTCCGACTGCCAGGTCTCCTGGGAGAGCAAGATTAATCTTTGTCTTGAATTCGTTCGCATTCGAGTCAAACGCATACGTCGTCCCAAACAACTGCTTGAGCAACGATATGTTTGACGTTGGTTGGTAATAGTTACTCATGCTATTGTTTTTAAGAGAAGACAAGCATTTAACCATTTTCTGCGTGGTATATACAGACGACATGACAACCCTTGGCGAGCGCTATACGCTTTTCCCTATCAAGCCGGAAGAGAACAAGCTCTATCAACTCTACAAGCAATCGGTCGCCTCGTTCTGGACCCCCGAAGAGATTGATTTCTCCAAGGATGGGGAGGATTGGTCTCGTTTAACCCAGCAGGAGCAGGAGTTCATCAAACAGATCCTCGCCTTCTTTGCCGGGTCCGACGGCATCGTCCAAGAGAACCTGGCAACCCGATTCCAGCGCGATGTAGAGTCCCCAGTAGCCCGTCTATTCTACGCATTCCAGAACGCCATGGAGGGCATTCACTCCGAGACGTACTCCCTGCTGATCGACAAGTACGTCTCTGACAAGCAGGAGCAGATGAAGTATTTCCGCGCGATCGATACCATCCCATGCATCAAGCGCAAGGGTGGCTGGGCTCTCCAGTGGATTGAGAGTTCTGCGTCGTTTGCCACTCGTGTGGTCGCCTTTGCCTGTGTTGAAGGCATCTTCTTCAGCGGTGCGTTCTGCTCTATCTACTGGCTGAAGAAGCGCGGTCTCATGCCTGGTCTCTGCTTTTCCAACGAGTTGATCTCGCGCGATGAGGGGCTGCACACGGTGTTTGCGGTGGAGATGTACCATATGGGTGCTCCCCTCCCCGCCCACGAGGTGAAGCGTATCATTACCGAGGCAGTGGATATTGAGTGCGAGTTCATCTGCGAAGCCCTGCCGTGCTCGCTCATTGGCATGAACGCCAAGCTGATGCAGCAGTACATTCACTTTGTCGCTGATCGCCTGGCTGTACAGCTGGGGATTGCCAAGATCTACAACGCCCAGAACCCGTTTGATTTCATGGACATGATCTCGATGGAGGGCAAGGGTAACTTCTTTGAGCGCCGTATTTCGGATTACTCCAAGGCAGGAGTGGGGGCTCGCCAGGAAGATATGATCATCAAGACCGACCTCGATGATTTCTGAGTCTGGGCGTTTAAAAGCAGGGTAAAAACTAAGACAAGAACATAAAATGGAGTTCTTTCACGGAATCGTCGCTCTACTCGCCGGAATAGTTCTAGTCCTCACAGGCCTCGTCGCGTGGCTTTACATTCAGCAGTCGCGCATGTCGCAGGCAATCAACGCCCTGGCTGTCGCCGTGACCGCTCCGCCGGTATCCTTTACAGCAAGCCTGCCTCCCGAGCTCCACGAGGAGGAGCAGTCTCCGGCCCAGGAGGAGGAGGACCAGTATGCCGATATGCCGCCGTTGGAGTCCCACGACCAGGTGCAGGAGGCTCATGTCCCCGAGATGGAGGCCGTGGGCGAGCTTGTCCCAGAGACGGACGACCGCGTATCCGTCCATGAGGAGGTGGAGGAGGCGGAGGTCCAGACGATGGATGCCGTAGATGTCTCGGGCAAGACGGTCGCGGAACTCCGTCAGCTGCTTACAGAGAGGGGGATACCTTTCAATAAGAGCGATAAAAAGACAACGCTAATTTCGCTGGTTCAAGTAGCGCAGTAAATGAAATTAGTAAGCTTTGACGTTGGTTTGCGAAACTTGGCTGTATGTGTTCTCGAAGGGACTTCCAGAACAGATATGAGGATCACAGGATGGGATGTCATCGATGTAGTAGGTGAAAAGAACGGGATTGCGCGGACAGCGTGTTACAAGTGTGCCAAGCCCGCCATGTGGGTTCAGAATGGTCCAGGGACACAAGCGTGTTCGCGTCATCGCCCCAAGGGAGTGGCTGCCACCAAGACAGGACTGAACAAGAAGACCGTGGCGGAGATTCAGGAGATGGCGCGGTCACATGGGATTGATGCCAAGCAAAAGAAGCCGGCGCTGGTAGCTCAAGTGTGGGCGGAGATGAACAAGTCGGGATGGTCAAAGTTCAAGGGAAATGCCCGTGCGGCTGGAGGAGGTGTCCTGGATCTTGTAGGCGATATTGTTGAATCCCTGGATCGTCGTGCCCCCCTGTGGGTGGGGGCAGATCTCATTATTTTTGAGAACCAGCTGGATCGCCGTATGTTTGCAGTTCAAGCCATGCTGCACATGTACTTTGCCTGTCGAGGGTTCCGTACCAAGGGAGTGTCGGCGATTCATAAGCTGGACAACATCACATGTGCAACGGATGCCACGGGGACGTACCGTGGGCGAAAGAAGACGGGTATCGTCCATTGCGAGGTGCTGTGTCCGCCGTGCCAACTGCCTTTCTTCAAGTCGCACAAAAAGAAGGACGATCTTGCAGACTCGTTTCTCCAAGGTCTCTACTTCCTGGAACATCCGCCGACATTCTAGCGAGCATCCGCCACCCCGCGTTTTAATCTTAGGAAGAGGATGCGGATAAACAGATAATGAGCAGCGAAATCCCCGGTGCAGATCTACTTATGAACACTGCCGTCATGTCGGCGCCCGACACGAAGATGGCGGACCTGGAGAAGGTCAGCCTGGACTTTACGGACCTGCCGTCTGAGCCTCTCCAGCCGCCCAAGCTGGTTCCTTCGGCCAACGATGTCGGCGCGACCAAAACATGGGACGGCGTGGAGAACCTCAATGCCGAAGCTTACTTGAAGCCCGTGAATGTGCAGCCCAAGATGTCCGACGATGCGCTCATGAAGCGTAAGTACGAGCTCCTCCGCAAGTTTGACCGCCTGACAAAGCTCGGTGTCCCGATGCGCAAGCGCTTCACGATGGAGTCTCCCCTCGATGAGATGGAGATGGAGCTGGAGTTTGTGCGCCGTGAGAAGGCCATGGATTCCACCATCAAGCAGTTCTCTGAGTGGTTCATTACGGGTATGTCGGCTCTGGAGTGGGGATCCAAGAACGTGGCGATGATGAAGGCGTTCGGTCTGCAGCTCGATGGTCTGTCGCAGAGCGCGCAGATGAACGTTGCAGACCTAGAGGAGGATTTTGAGGAAGTGTATGACCTCTACGGCGAGAACATGCGTATGCATCCTCTCGTGCGTATCCCGATGCGCACGTGCTTCATGGTCTATATGGTGCATCTCACCAACCAAATGGCGATGAAGGCCCCAGTCCCGAACATCCAGGAGATTCTCAAGAATAACCCGGATATCGCGCGCCAGATGGCGGCACAGGCGATGCAGGCACAGACGCAGCAGTTCAAGCAGCAGGCGGCATCTGCTCCCCCTCCTGCTCCTGCGCCTTCTCCCCCTGCACCCGCAGGTGGTCTGGCAGGCATGATGTCCTTCCTCAGCGGAATCAACCAGCCTCCTCCGCCGTCCGAGTCAATCAAGAGCATCCCTGCCCGTCAGCCGGCGCGCGAGATGAAGCCGCCTTCGGGCATGGGTATCGGCGATATCCTCAAGAACATCCAGACGCAGGAGCGCAAGATTTCAAGTCCGATGGCTCCGCCGGTGCGCGCCCAGGATCCTGCGCCACAGGTTCAGGTGCCGACGTTTGCTCCGCCCCACATCCCTCCGCCACCGAAGCCGACACTGAAGACGGCACTCCGCAAGTCTGCGCAGTCGGAGGCTCGGAAGTCGGCGAAGAATTCAGTCGTAATAAAGCTGTGAGATACTCTAGATAGATCTGAAGACCCGCAGAAGTAGATGAACTGGCACACGCCATTTGATCTATTTACTATACACTCCGCGTTTTTAACAACTTTTTTATAGGCACTAGACACAATGAGCGGTCCAGTTATGCTTTCCGTTGGAGGATTCCAAGACCGAACAACCTACGGGGCAGTGTATCCCACCGAATCAGTTCCCCGCGTTGTCAATGTTGATACTCGCTTTCGTGAGAACGCGGCAGTCACAAATGCCGGATTCTGCACAATCCGCCTGCCGCGCACGTACAAGAACATTACGTCCATGCGTCTGTCCAGCATTGAACTCCCAAATACATGGTATGATTTTTCAGCGACCCAGCAGAACACGACTTTTACGGCAAGTGGAGCAGTTTGCACAATCTCGGATGGTAATTATAGTTCTACGACTCTAGCGGCAGCTATAGTTTCTGCGGCGGTGTCCACTGTCTCGCTAGGTGTAGTCTTCAATGCTGTAAATGGAAAGACTACGATATCAGCGGCTACGGTGTTTTCTCTGAGTTTTACCCCGACGGTGACCAGCGGAACTTGCTGCGTAACGCGCGAGGCCTCTATTCGCCCCTTCGATACAGGTCTTGGATCGTTTCTCGGATTCACCAGTAATGCTTACTCCAATTTGTCGTCTTATACGTCGGAGACCCTGCCGAATCTCGGGGGTAATACGTATGTCTTCCTCAATCTGGAGAATTATGAGGGAATTGACCACGTATCCTTCAACGGAACAGCTGCCCCCGCGTTCGCAAAGATCATTGTCAATGTCAGCAAGAACAGTGTAATCTATGCCGACGGGCGCACCACCATCGCCAACAAGGTCGTGTTTCCCGAGCCCGAAAACATCTCGGTCATCAAACTGAAATTGACAGACTGCTACGGCCGGCCTCTAGTCCTGTACGGCAACTTCTCCTTCACGCTGGAGATGCAGGAGGTCGTGAGTTCCAAGCTGTATTCTGCCTACAAAGATAACTTAGCGAAGTAAACTTGAGATCTGAGCTTCCAACCGTGCGACGCGATCAAGTAAAACCTTGATGGCTTCGTGATGGTAAGGCGTGATTGCGCTGTAATTCAGGGTGAGCTGAGCTCCTTCTGGATGTGTGTATCCGTCATCATCGACTTGACCGCTCAGAGAGGTATTCGGAATTGTCGAAACCATATGATCAAACCCTGCCTTGTGAATGTCCTGCGCAATGAAACCGCTATGGAGTCCCCCAGACGGATCGTTCTTCCAGGAGTAGTACATTCCACTCACGCTCTGGACAAACCGTATCGCTTCCTCGGCCGTAAT